AAAGCCCAGTTCTTCATCGTTAACACTTAATTCTGGATGAATGACTTTGCCGCTAACGGAATAGATGACAATGTTTTCATCTAGCGGTTCCCAATTGTAATTAATTGAGATAGTACGGTTTGTTTTAAAAGCATCAGCCACAAGAACTTTTGTCGCTATTGAATTAAAGATTTCTTCATTGGGATATTCAGGAAGAAGTTCTTCTCGTAAAATAGCATGCATATACAAAGAGGACTTTATGTACTTAAATGGGTTGCCAGACTCCCATGCCTTGGCGTAGTCGTAACTACCCAAACCATCTGAACTCATTGTTATTTTGTTTCTATTGCGCCAAAAGAGGAACTGCCAATGGGCATAACCTTGTACTTCATTGCCTGTTCGAGAGTCATGCGCTCTCCTTTACGGGCTACAAGTGTTTGCTTACCATCAACATCTTCCCAAATATCTTTTGGAGCGACGACTGAAATATCTGCCATGTTTTTATTGTACCACATTAAATTGCGTCTACGATTAAATGAACTCGGTTATTTTGGCCTTTATTTTCCACACTGTGGTATCTACCCACATTGTCTATAATCCAAATCTGCCCTGCCTCTAGGTTCTTGGACTCTTCTTCTACTGTAAATATGCATTCCTTGTTGGTTATGACTGGAATATGTATCCTGTGGGTTTTGGCAGTCAGCGACCCTTTGTCCTTGTGCCTAGGGATGGTCGTATTGGCTTTGAGGTTTGTCAGCATTGCTTGTTGTACTTTGACTTGTCCGATATGTTTTTCTACAGAGAGAACAATTTCTTCTATGTATGTGCTAAAGCGTTCATATTTTTCATGCACAATATTGGAGTTGAGCCTATGCTTTATGTCGTAGACCAACGGAATTGTGTCAGTATTCTCTGCGGCTAACCCACCCGCGGTTTTGCGTTCCCTATATTTAGACCAGTCTTCATGGGTTAGTGATAACACTTCACTAAGAAGTTCGTCAAATGATGGCATATTGCCGATAAACAAAAAGGGTTCATTTTCTTTCATCGCAAACCAGTCTATATATAGAAAAAACCCCACTCACACCAAAAGGCATGAGTGGGGTTTTTTGCTTTGGCTTATTAGGCTTCTGGTGCGCCGTCGAAGTTAACTTCTACGAACGACTCTGGACGCTTAACAGCAAGTGCGAGACGCTCTTCAGCGAGTACTGCAATTGCGTTGCGAACGAAGAAGTCGCTGTGCTGCTCGGAAACACGGATGGTTCCTTGCATACGGTCGAACAAAGTTGCTCCGATACCGAACGAACCGACGAGAGCGTAGCCCTCGCTGATTGCTGGTGTCTCAACAACTGGCAAACGCCACATACGAGCCTCTGCGCCGATTGCAACAGACATAACCATGAGGTAGTTCTGGATGCCGTCTTTGCTGAGTTCGATTGCCTCGTAGTCATTAGGGTGAATAATCACGCCTGTTGGCTCGTAGTAAGCAAGCAGTGACTTGGTGATGGCGCGACGAACTGCGTCAATACGGGTGTCGTATTGTGCTCCAGCGCTCCAGTCGTAGGTCTGAACACCAGAAGTGTTACGGATACCTGTCAAGTTAGTGCCAGTACCATCACCGTTAAGGATTTGGTCGTCTTCTGTGAGGCGCAAACCGTAAAGAAGTTCGTTGTCGATGATGCCGCGAAGGGTTGGTTCATCGTCAAGAACATTGCGGTGAGCAACTTCGTAGTGAGCAATCGTGCGTACTGGAGCCTGAACGCCAGTAACTGCAAGGGATGACTGTGGCTTAGCGGCAAAAGCAGAACCATCACGCTCAGCAACAGTTGCTGAGTTGTTGGTGAAACCTGTAACGCGGAAGTATTCAATCATGTTTGTGTTTGTCTGCTGAATGTCAAACAAGTCACGAACACGGCTGGTACGCTTTGCGCGCTCTACAATGCCGAGGCGCTGTGGAGTACCGAAGTCTCCTGGAGTTCCGCCTGGGAGTGATGTATAAACATCCTTAACTCCGTAACGGGCTGTGATGTCACCATTCACTGAGAATGGAGTATTCATCGTGTATCCAGCCTTGCCGCCCATAAGCGCCTTGAACTCGCCAGAGTCAATGAATTCCTGTCCAAGAGACTTGAAACCTTCAGTTTGAGGAGTGAAGAGGCTTGGCGCGGTCTGAGGTGCATCAACACCAGCAGCCCATGCTTTTACTTCGTCAAAACCTTCAAGGGTTTCAATTTCTGAACGGATATCACGGGCTTTTGCGAGGTTGGCGCGAAATGCTTCAACATGCTTGACTTGTGCTTGAATCTCAGGTCCGCCTTCTTCGCGGTTTGCTTCAACATGATTAACGATTGTATCGTTCTCAGTGAGGACCGTCTTGAGGGCTGACTTGAGTTCCTGAATGCGGCTATTGTAAGCCATAATTTACTTCTCCTTAGAAGTCGATGGAACGATTTACAAGGTAAGCACCTCGTAGTTGTAATTAAAGCACCTGTTTGGTAGTGGTGTCAAGTAGGGTATTATTGTAATTCTTAATTGGCATCATCAATGTCATCTTCGTTGCCAAACTCAAATTCTAAGTCCCCGTAGATAGGTTCTGCTTCAATGAGTGTTATCCCATTGAGCGTTACCTTTGGTCCTATTTTGAGGTCCAGCATTGAGTCCAATACTTGTTCAAGTATTGCACTGGCTATAAACGGTGGTACCGAGCCTAAATCAACATGAATTGGTTCATTAGGGTCGTCATAAGATAAAGAAATCGTGATTACTGGAAACTTCATGTTCATGTCGTTGGCAAAGATATCTTTATTCTCAGACATCTTCCTTGCTCCAAAATTTTCCTCTGTAGAACATTTTTCCAGCCCTAATCGGAATCATTTCGAGATGAAACGGGTTGTCCCCATCTTGATATGTGACAACACAGAGTCCTTGTTGCCAGTTCTCTGTAACTGTCATTGGGCGACCGTTTAAGTCAATTCCGCCCCTAGTGCTAGGTACCATTCCATCACAGCGAGCCAAACAGCCCGCAGAAGCCGCCAAAATTGTTTTGGGGCCGTCGTAGTCATCTCTAGTAATTTCAGCCCACTCGCGCCTGTGGATATGACCATACAGGACGCTTGTTTTCTCTGTGGCTAAATATGCGTGTGCTGTGGACCCGCCTGACTTAACTTTGGTTCCGTGGATAACTTTTAGTTTTTCGTTTAACCAATAGACACCTGCTGGATATCCAGGAACATAAGCAATTCCGTATTCTTCAAATCTACAAAGATAAGGAACACTAAGAACTGGCCATGACTCTGGGGAGTTTCCTTTTTTCAAACCAAAAGCAGCAGAAGCATTATCAATAAGATAATTAACAAGACGCTCTTCATGGTTTCCTGCAATCCAAACAATTTCTGAGCCTGGACTTGCTGCTCGTAAGCGAGCAACCATTGTTGTTGCGTAGTTAATTGATGCTTGAGTTGTGCGTTGAAATGCTGGTGACAATCTGTACTTTCCCATTTCTGGAAGGTCCAAGTTGTCACCGTGCATAATTACTTTTTTAGGCTTTACATAAGCGACTAAAGCAATTGCACAATCTATTGCATCTGGGTCATGTGTCGGTTCCATTTCATTGTCGCCACAATGGAAGAAGCCAATCTGCATATCTGGAAGAATTACCGCAGTATCCCACTCTTCTGATTTCTTAACAATCGCTGGGCTTTTTGGAAGCCTTATTGATGGCCCTTGTTGGATTACTGGCCACTCTGGCCCAGTTTCCCACTGTGGTGAAATAACTACTGAAATTCCACCTAGGTCGTGAATTTCTGCTGTGCCGTCTTCGTTTTTGGTAAGTCCTTGCCATTCTGAAATGCGGATTTTTTCCACTTTTCCAATTTGCTCAACATCAATACCAGACTTTTCTAAAAGGTCTGAGATTTTGCCCAAACGGGATTTTGTTATCTCCTCATTAAGAGCGTCGCTAATTGACATTATGATTCTTTCTTAATGTTTGCGCTACGCCAGAGTTGAATAGCCTGTTTCCCAACTGGTATTCCACGATTGGTTAATACATCGGCGATTTTTCCTGCTGAAATTTTGGTTTCATGTAAAGCGGTGAGGAAGGATTCCCTATCTTGCTTGTTCATGCCATTTAAAATGGAATCAACTTTTCCGCCGCGTGTCGTGCCTGAGCCTTTGTATACAAAGCACTCTTCAAATATTCCCATAGTTCCTCCGTCGGCGTGTTTGCCGATACGGAGACTATAGCATATCTAGCAGGTCGCTGAACTCTTTCAAATCGTTGAGGGTGAGGAAGGCTGCTTTTTCTTCTGCTGCTCCGCAACATGCGTCGGTGTGCTCTTCGTTGGCGCACTCTGTTGCTGCTTCTTCAGCGGCCGCTTCTTCAACTACTTCTTCTGCGGGAGCATCTTCTGCTACTGCTTCTTCAGCAATTTCTTCCGACTTGATTTCTGTTTCAATTTCAGTTACTTGCTCTTCTGTAATTGAGGTTTTTCCCTCAATGACTTCTTCTGCAATTTCAGATGTTTCTGTCTCTACAGCAGCATCTTTTACTTCTTCAATTGATGGGTCTAGTTTAAAACCAATTTCGGCAATAACCAATTTGGCAATGCTTTTAACTAGTACTTCAAAATCTTGTTCGGTCATTTCATAATCCTTCGATTTAATGGTTGTAACATTATCAACATCTTGTGCCTCTTCGCTAGAGGGTGTACCGTCCAAGTTATATTCTTGCACAATACTATCTAAACTCTTGAAAAGGAAGTTGTCTGCTGTTACTTCTTCTAGCGGGAAGTCATAGATGGCTTCGCTTGGTAGCCATTCTTCATCAGTGAAAGTCCACTCACGAATAGCAACTTCGCCGTCGTTTGATTCAATGATTGTACCGTAGACAATCTCGTCAACATTGTCTGCGGAAACGGCTTGCCCGATTACTAGTTCTGTTGACTTTGTTTCCATTGTTGTGTAAATACTGTCAAGTTCTGACTTGGCAAGAAGTGGCGGAGCGTTGCGACCAGCATCTTCGTAGTGGGAAGAAAGGTGAGCGTGAACGCCCTTTCGGCCAGCCTCGTCAATTACGGTTCCCTGACGGGCACCATTGAGGGCCGCCATGCCAGCAGCCAGTGCGCGCATGTTTGCTGGTCCTGGAGTTCCGTCTGCAGAAACTTCATGATGGATATAGCGGTATGAAGATTTGACTGTATCGTCTGCTGCATTGTCCAGATAAGCAAAGATTTTAGAAAAATAAGACTTTGTTGATGGGCTTTCAACTTGTTTTTTATTTGCACCGTTATCCCATGAAGAAGCCATATCGACATCTGTTGAATGGCTTGGCAGTGCTGCTTTTGTTTCGTTATTCATGCGTTTGTTCCTTGGGTGTCAACGGCTCATCAATCAAGCCTTTTTCCATCATAATTGTGTCAATATCTAAGTCGCTTTTAAGTTCTGGTGGTTTTTTATTAAAGTCCAGATAGTGGCGCTTGTAGTGGTTGTACATCTTGGTGCGTTCTTCGCCACGAAGACGAGTTCCGCTACGAGCACCATTAAGCAATGACATTGTGTTCATTAGTGCTGGCCAAGATGCAGCACCTGGTGTTCCATCTGCATTAACAAAATGATGAACATAAGAATAATGAGTCTTCATTGTGCCGTCAGTATTCGGAAGTTGATATCCAAAAATTTTGTCGTAATACTGCTTTGATGCTGGTGACTTCATGCGGCGGAACTGAACCGTATCAACCCACTTCGATGTATCGTCTACTGCGGTTGAATGACTAGGAGAAACATTTCCTTTTGCCTCAAGAGAATCAACAGATTTTCCTTCATTCATAATCATGTCCAAAGTTGGTTCTGTTTCAGTGTCTTCCATTTCTGGTTCTTCTGTTTCAGGGTCTTCAGTTTCAGAATTAATCAAAGTCTCGTCAATAACCCACAATTTACAAATTGCATCTGGCTTGATGACACCTTCTACGATATGGCACTTTTGTCCACCTTCGTAAAATACGCAATTAGCGCACTTTAGTCCTTCTGCTACAAATGGATTCTCTTCTGCGTAATGTGCACCATCAGCACCTGATGTTTGATTGAACATTCCATGTTCCATAACAATTTCGCAATAGTCATCGACCATAGACATTTGACGCTCATTGAGTCCTTTGTCTGAATAAGACTCTGGTGACATTGCCATCTCTGTGTCGTCTTCCATTTCCGAAGGGTCTAAGTGCATGTCTTTTGTATTTTCTCTTGGTTTTCTAGGAACACGGGCAGAACGAGGCTGGCGTGGTTGCACTCCAATACCTTGTGGAGTACCAAAACTTGATGGTGTGCCGCTAGGAGAGTCGGTAAAGACATCTTTTTCATCATCACGGCTATTCATGGCATCAACAAGTTTTTCAGACCAGCGGCGTCCTGCGTCTCCACCCCATAGTTTCCATGCAATGACGCCATTGCCTGGGTAGCCGTCGGCACCAGGCTTGCTGTTCTTTGGTAAAGACTGTTCGCCTTCGTGACGGGGGAAATACCGAGCGATATGTCGTGCTTTATCAGGCGAAACTGTCTCGTTGTTTAGCAAGTAGTTGGCTGTATTTTTGCCTACTGAAGTGCCGCCGCGACCGTACTCTTTCGACCAGTTAAGTCCAATTTCTGCTTGTTTTTTTACGCCGCTTGGAATACTGAAATCAATATCGGAATAGATTGCTTCTACTGCTTTTGTTTCTTCAACTTCAAAAGATGCTTTTAGGTCATCAATCTTGGTTAATGTAGAAACCTTGTGTCCTACAAGCGTCTCTGTCTCTTCCCATTCCCCATCTTCATTTTCATAAATACGAATTAGCGCTGCTGGGTCTTCTGGCGTTGCATTGATACTGAAATCAGATTCTGGGACGCCAAGAGTTCCATCACGCATGATGTATTCAATCTTGCCTCTTGCGGTTCCGCCAGATGAATTCCAAGAAACAAAGTCTCCAATTTTTACATCTCCAGGTTTTGCTTTTTCTTCACTAAATTCTTCTTCTTTAACGGATATGGTCCGTGTATGGGGGGCAGCGCCGAATATAACTGGACTATATTCGTACAGTTCAAGTTCGTTAATCTTACGAATACCAGTCTTGGCATCTGTATTTGACTTTCCTTCAGCAACGGAGTATCCGATTGACCATTCTTGTTCTGGTCCAAAAAACTGAACATCGTGGAATGCGTCACGGCCACGAGTTGTGTTTAGGTTAAACTGCATGCGCACCAAAAGAGCGCCAGCGTTTTTCCCAATTAAGTCCATTGGCAAACGAGGGTCACCAGGCATTAACTCTTCCACACGAAGGGTTTTAGCAACTGGGATGTTTGTATCGTGTGACCAAACGCCTTTAGGATTGCGCTTCTTGAGGGTCAATTTATAGGCACCTGGAACAATAATGTCGTTAACTGAGTCGACGATATTTGTTACAGAGACAATCGCTTCTGCAACACCTTCAATGGTGTCGACATTAATGACATCTGATACTTGTACTTGCTTGTGTTCCAAAACGCCCTCCGCATGCAATATAACTTATAAAACAATACAATTGTTGTAGCGTCATATTAGTCTATACGGATTTGTATAGCGTGACTATGAAAAGCGCAATGTGCAACGGCAGTTAACAATTTCGTCAGCGACACCATTAATGTCGCCTGGATAAGAAATTGACTTACCGTCGATTACAAAAGATTCATCGATGTCAATAATTGAATTCTCAATCGATGCATGATTATGTCGTGAACCATCGTCCGAAAGAGGTACCCAAGATTTTCTTGTAAACCCTGCGTCTTTTGCTGCAATCATCATTCCGCTATTGAAAGAACCA